CATATGACAAAAAATTTGCAGCTGTGAAAAATGATACTGCTGAGTCTGAATCTGGTTTGCCAAATACTTTTGACAAAGTTATTTCTGAATTGATTAATTGAATTTTATCTGCTGGACCCCATTTAAATGTTCCAACAAAAGCACCGGCTGTGGTCAGCACTGAAGGAACGACTGTTGTTAGGTCGATTTCAGATACGTTAACGCCTGGAGAGATTTGAAATGCCATTTTATTCTCCTTGAATTATTATGTGTTCTCTTTGGTAATAAAGAATACCATAGTAATATTTATGAAACAAGGTATTTACAATCTATTTTGTAATTCCCTGATAAACTTTGAATATGTTTCTGAACCATCTGCAACTTCCCATAAGTCACCACCCATCATTTCAAATTCATGTTCTAAACCATCTTCTATGATAGGTGCGGGAAGAATATCATCATCCATTTGATTCATGTTTTCCAACTGAATCTGTTTTCTTATATCGTGGTTGACAATCTCTTTAAAGTATTGCTGTGTTGTTACCCATGAAAAAATCACCAAAGACATTACCATATCATCATTGGCTCCTTGTTCAGCTGAGAAAGAGTTCTTTTGCTGAATAAAAGTTGTCAACTCTGAATATGTATCAAAATCATTAATTACAAGTTTGTCACCTTCAATCAAAGTTTTTAGGTTTGAACAACCAATTGCCTTGACTTGAGGTGACATTTTCAGTCCCATTTGAATACCACGGGCAAAACCAGCTGATAATTGTTGTGGTTTTTTATTACCGGTATAGATTTTCCATAAATTCTCATACTCAAAATCGGTATGTAATGACTCTGCAACCTGTGGATTATTATTAATTTCTACCAAAATATACGCATCGTTGTAATATCTGGCAGTATTATAGATAACAGTTGGGAAAAGAATAGGTGTGATTGATGAACTCTTATAGGTTGCCACTTGTTTATACGGTGTCTGTGAGATATCAATGACAGAGAAGGCAGAACAGTCTAAGTTTTTACCCTCCGAAACATCTACACAGATGGCATATAAGTGGTCAGACTTGGCTTCATTGACACCTTCTTTGACTGGATGCTCATAGATTTTTAATAAATCATGTTGGTCAACAGGGTCTTTGTATACTAGACTTTGTAATTTATAACCAGAAATAAGTGTGTTTGATGAACCTAAGAACTCAGTCTCAAACTCTTGTGAGAACTGTCGTTGTGAGGTGTTACGAATCGTTTCTTCTTTCCACTTTTCATCACGACCTGGTACCATAGACCAGTGAATCTCAAAGTTAACATAGTTATTCTTCTTGTTCAACGAATCCATCCACAACTTGTAGAATAGGTTCATACCGTTTGGAGTAGAAACAATAATAATTTTTGTCTTTTTACCTGATGAAATTACAGGGTAAACGGAGTTAAAGAATTCTTCCGCAATATTGGTCGGAACGAAAGCAAATTCATCTAAGAATACAATGTTAAAAGAACCACCACGAATTGCTGAACTAGATGTGGACGCAGCAATAATCTTAGACCCATTCTCTAGTTCTACATTACCTTTGTTCCAGGTAACCACACCTTGTTGAAGCCACATTGGTAGATTTTCATATGCCAACTGATATTTGGCAAGAATGTCACGAGCAAGAGAACCTTTGTTGGCCAAAACGGCACAGTTTTGTTGGTCTGTAAAGATGGTTGCCCATAACATATAGGCCACAGTTGTGGTAGTTTTACCAACCTGACGAGGACATTTTGTGATAACAAAACGATTGTTCGCAAAGAGTTTTAACATCTGCTCTTGGAACTTCCACATCTTAAAGTTGATTAGACCTTCATCAACATTAACAATCTTTATATAATTTTTTGCGAAATAGATTGGGTCTTTCGCACACTTAATGTATTCTTCAACCTGCTCTTGTGTATACTCTACCTTGACACCTGCCTTTTTAAGTAAAGGATTGTCACGATATGCTTCACCGTATTTTAAATCAACATCTTCAATCATTCTTATTATTCAAAAATTTATTTAACTCGGCAGTTGAACCAACAAAGATGGCTTTGTCAATCTTTGTGTCACCATCACCTTTTTTCTTACCATCCATATCACGCATGGTCTTTTGAATGTTTAGAAGTTCTTTGTTAGCGTCTACCATGTTCTTTAGTAATGTTCCATAAACTTCAAAGGCTCTAGGGTGTTGACCTGCTTTGGCAATTTGCAATATCTCATCCATGGCTTCTTTGCCTTGGTCAATAATTTCCTGTAAATTTTCTTTTGACTGTTGGTACGCATCAGTCAAATCTTGTTTAATATCAGGCTCATTATAATTTACTGCAACAACAGCAGAAGGTTTTTTCTTTTCTTCTTCTACTGGTGTTACATCAAATATTTTTTCCATGTTTTTATCAAAAGTATTCATATTAATTTGTCTATTTAAAACTCAGTTATGATTGTATTGGCCGTATACGATGATGTGGCATTAGCATTTGCTGGTTCAGGTGTAATGTCAATCTGTACATATTTTTGTGGTGTAACATTATAAGAAGTGAATTTATAATTAGCTAAACTATTAACACCGTATATAGGTTGAGTGGAAATAAAATCACCATTAATATTTGAAAGTTGTAGTTTATTGTATTCATTGGACCAAAAAACAACTTTGGCCATAGCTATTGCTGTGTCTCTCGTATAACCTTGAAATACATCTTCGTCAATTTGATAATTACCAGTTCCTGAAGTAGCATCAATTGAAAATTCTACCACTTGTTCTGGTGTTATTTGATTCAGAATTGAAGTGATAGAATGAGAAATAACATTTGTCTCTGTTGTTTTACCAAAGATGAAACCTTTAACAGTGAAGTTAAGAGTCCAAATAATCATTCTTGGATCTTTTTCTCTATTGCCTTCGTATGTTATATCTTGTTGACAATTATTTAATACGATAGGAACTTCTTTAATAACACCCATTTCAGGTACCATATTTAATTTGATGGTATAGTCTGGTGTGAAATATGGTAAAATATGTTCTATTAATTGTGTACCATCTTCAATGTTACGAACATACAAATATAAATTAAAATCAAAATTGTAAGGTACAGGATTGTATTGACCAACGATACCATTAGGTGTTGATGCAAAGTTTCTGACATTTGTATTTAATTTTCTGGTAGTATCATAAGACATTCCCATCATTTCAAAAGACATTCTTGGCAATGTCATCTGAACTTTTTTGTCTAATGTCAAATCTTCTTCAAGTCTCATTACATAAGATTCTTTGGCTGCATATGCAATTGGTACTAAAAATCTTTCTTGTTCGGATAGATTTGGATTGTATCTCACCAATGTAATATCTTTAAATAGGTTACCAAAACCTACTACAAGTTTTCTGATTGTTCTATTGTAATATGGTGTTGACATTAGATTGGTCCAAACGGATTAGTTTCGGAGAAGTCTATGATGCCATTGGCTTCTTCAAATATATGTTGGTTATCATAAGTTTCATTTCTTGTAGAATCTTTTAATGGATCAAATGAAACCAATGTGTGTCTTGCATTGCTTGTTACACCAATAACCAATATATTATCTCTGAATTCACCAGTAATATTTGTAATACTTAATGTATTCGATGTGTTACTCCAATGTTGAACAGTAGCAGTAACAGTTGCATTTGCATATGTGTTATCATTGGATTGAAAGACAACTTCTTTTTGTATATAATTATTGGCACCGTTGGCCACATTCAAATCAATTGTATAACCAGACTGAGAAACAACATCATCAATCTCAAACACACCGGTATCAATGACTTCTTGTGAATACTTGAATTTCTCCATTTCCAATTCATAGTAGTATGGAATCTTACGACCTAACATAAAGAAATCTTTAGTTTGATTCACAAATTTAATTTCAAATAACTCACCAGTACCATTTAGAAAAGGTACATAAATCAAATCACCTTCTCTTGGTCTTGTGAAGGTATTTTGTGGCACTCGTTGAGAGAAAGACCTTTTGGAAATAATAACATTGATGTTATTTTTAATCTCAAGTCCAAACTTTGAGAAGAATTCTCTTTCACCACCGTAATCCATAGAACTTGATAGGTAAAATTCTACTGGAAATGCTGAACTGAATTTCTTGACCGGATCTTCACCGTAAAGAATATCTCGGTCTTCCTCATTAAAAATAGGCAAATAATACGCATCAAAACCCATAATTTTTATGGATTCCGTAATCAAATCCTCAACTACCCGTTGTTCGGCTAGTGAGTTATAATTATTAAAATATTGACTGGTTGCCATGTTAGTTCA